AATGCGCTGCTGCAGGATGAGCCGATGCGCGACTTCCTGTGGCGCGTGTTGGGTCACTGTCACATCTTCCAGTCCACGTATCAGAAGAACTTCGGGGATATGGCGCTGCTCGAGGGCAAGCGCCAGATCGGCCTGTGGCTGCTCAACGAGATCTGTGAAGCTGATCCGCAGGCTGAGATCGCGATGAAACAGAAGGCGAATCGTCAGGCGTTTGAGGCGAGTCAAAAGCAAGCCGCCAACCGGCGTCGGCGCCGTTCCTGAGCCACTGCGTCAACGCTTCCCGGCTGTACCAGTAGCGCTTGCCTTTCAACGTGCGGGGTGGCCCGACACTGGCGCGATTCCACCGGTTGAGTGTGATGCGACTGATCCCGAGGAACTGCGCGGCTCGGCCGGCTCCCATCAACTCAGGTGCTTGTGACATCGTGCGCCCATAAGTATCAAACAGAACCAATTGAGCGGCCATCTTAAGCGAACTGGTTGGATCGCGATAGTCTCGCGCGGTGACGACGACAGACTCCAGCACGAGCCAAACACCAAGTACGCCCGCTGTTCCGGATGCGAGTACACCCGCGACGCCTGTCGCCGCTGCCCCCGCACCTGCCGCCGCCGCACCAACGCAAGTCGATACGCCTGCAGCCCCGGCTGCCACTCCTGCTCCAGCGCCGCAAGCGCCGGCCCCTGCGCAAGCCGCGCAGCCCACACCGGCACAACCCGTCGCGCTCCCCGACACCTACACGATCAAAGCCCCCGAAGGGCAGACCGCAGACCCCGCGCTCGTTGCAGCGTTGAGTCCTGCCTTCAAGGCAGCCGGCCTCACGCAAGACAAGGTGGACGGGATCGTGGGCGCATTTCTGGAAAGCCAAGCCAAGTTGCCCGAGCGACTGATGGCCCGCGATCTGGAAGTGACCATGAAGGATCCGGAGTTGGGTGGAATGAACTGGGGAAAGACGCAGGGCATGGTGAACGAAGCACTCGGTGCTTTCACCACGCCGCAGTTTCGACAGAAGTTGGAGCGGTGGGGGATCGCGAACGATGTGGAGTTTGTGCGCGTGTTCGCAGCCGTCGGGAAGGCTATGCGCGGGGATACCGCGGAACGTGGCTCGCCCTCGACGGCCAGTGATGAATCGATGGCCGACCGGATGTACCGGAAAGCCGCGAAACCCAACATCCAGTAGGAGTCTTTCATGGCCACCATCGGCGGCACGGTATTCACGCTTTCTGACTTCGCCCAACGCTTGGACCCGGATGGCTCCATTCCGGACATCGCTGAACTTCTCAACGAGAAGAACGAGATCCTGAACGACATGCTCTGGTGTGAGGGCAACCTGCCCACCGGCATGCGCACCACGCAGCGCACGGGCCTGCCGAATGTCAGCTTCCGCCAGTTGAACAGCGGTGTCACTCCCTCCAAGAGCACCGTCGGTCAGCTGGATGATGCCTGCTGCATCCTGGAAGGCTGGTCAGTCATTGACGAGAAACTCGCGCAGTTGAACGGCAACATCAATGCGTTGCGCCTCTCTGAGGCCAAGCCGTTCCTCGAGGCCATGAATCAGCAGTTCGTGCAGACTTTCTTCTACGGCAACACGGCCGTGAACCCGGAGCGCTTCCTGGGGCTTTCCCCGCGTTATGGCGCGATCTCCGGTGCTGCCAACGCGCAGAACATCCTGAATGGAGCGGGTGCGTCGAACAACGCCTCCATCTGGCTCGTGGGGTGGGGTGAAGACACCATCTGCGGGATCTTTCCCCGGGCGACCAAAGCAGGCCTCACGCACGAGGACTACGGTCTCCAGACCGTGCAGACCGCGGCGGCCGGTTCTGCGGTCGGCATGACCTCGGGCTTCATGCGCGCGTACCAGGATCGGTTTGTGTGGGAGCCGGGACTGGCGGTGCGCGACTGGCGCTACATCGTTCGGATCGCGAATCTGAACATCAACGCGCTGGTGACGAACACCTCGCCGCCCAATCTCGTGACGCTGATGAGCCGCTCGCTCGATCGTATCCCGAGTTTGAAGGGCTGCATGCCGGTGTTCTACATGAACCGGACGCTGTATTCCTTCCTGCGCCTGCAGGGACTGACCAACTCCACCAACGCGGTGACCGTCCAGCCGGCGTTGAACCAGTTTGAGAACGGCTTCGAAGGCGTACCCATTCGTAGGTGTGACCAGTTGCTCAACACCGAAGCTGCGATCTCATAAGTCCGCCGCCCAGGACAGTGCGAAAGGAGATGCCTCCCTAGCTCGCAGGGCCCGTTGTAACCACTGGAGAAGACGAAATGTTTCAAGACGCAGAAAATATGTTCACCACCGGTGGCACCGCGGGTCAGTCCCTCGCCTCCGGTTTCAACATCGGCACGAGCGCACTCGGCAACGTGATCGATTCCGGTCCTTTGGGTGGACAGAACACCCCGACCCAGAACGCCGGACGTGATTGGGGCGTGGGCTATCCGATGTGGCTGTACTTCCTCGTGGTGTCCGTCCCCGTGGGTGCTGGAGCCACGATCGATGCCCAGCTGGTGAGTTCGGCCGCTGCTGCACTGAGCTCGCCGAACGTCATGCTGGATCTGACTGGCGGCGCGGTCGCCATCACCTCGCCGAAGTGGGCGACCGGCTTTGCCTTCCGGGTGGCCATGCCGCGCGCCGGTATTGGCGGCACAACCGGTTGGTTGCGCTTCCTCGGCATCAACATGATCGTCGCAACGGCCAACCTCACCGGCGGAACGCTGAACGTGTTCCTGTCGCGCGACATCCAGGACAACCTGGTGTACGCGGCCGGCTTTACGGTCAGTTAGGAGGTCACATGATCTGGCGAGTGCTTGCAACTCAACAGGGCCTGTACAACCAGGTGCTGCGCAATCCCGGCGAGGTGTTTGATCTGCTGCTGCACGAGGACGGCACCTATCCGGTGTCGTACAAGTACACGCCGAAGAAGGATGCGGCCGGCAAAGACATTCCGGATGAATGGGATGAGCAGGTTGTGCTGGGCAAGGACAAGAAGCCCATCCACCGCGACTTCGCCGAAGATCAGGGCATGAAGACCATCACTCGCGGCCCGGTCCGCGGCGACACCATTCGCTTCGGCTGGATGAAGCGGGTACCGGATCGCGTGCCTATCGGGCAGTATCCGGTGGCCTTCAACGGGGACATGCCTGACTTCTGGGCGACTAACATTCAGTTGCCGCAAGCTGTGCAGGTCATTCCGCCTCCGCGTGAACGCGGCCAGGAAGACTACCGACGCAACCACGCACACATCCTGGAAACGCTGCCAAAAGAGACAGAAGCGGCGTAAATGTCCACGTGGAATAACCCCTTCAATCCTCAAGGTGCCATTACAGATGTCAATGGCAATACGCTCGTTTTTGTTCCCAGCGCCGGTGGTTTTCAATTCCCCATCACGCCATTGCCTGATGTGCTGCTCACCGACAACTTCAACGGGACCGTCATCGATACGGCCAATCGCTGGCAAGCCCCCGTCCTGGCTGGGTCCGCTACGCTGACCCAGACGGGTGGCAGTCTCATCACCACGCTGGGCACGACGGCCTCGAACGGGGCTGCGATCTCCTCGCTCGAATCGTTCGAGTCCTCGATCGGCAGCGTCACCGCCGGGGTATTGCTGCAGACCGAAGCCTCACCGGCCACCAACACCAACCGCTGCTTTGGTTTCTACACGCGCCCTGGGAGTTTCACGGCCGCAACCCCGGTGCAGGATGGCTATGTCTGGGAACTCGACATCGCTGGCACGTTCGGGGCGAGCATCTACAGCGGCGGGGTTCGTATCTCCCGCACACTCTTTGCCCTGACCGCCAGCACCTTCATTCCGGTCAGCATCAGCTTTCAGGGATTGAATGCCCTATTTTACTACAACGATTTCACCGTGCCGGTGCTCAAAGTACCGTTCCTGCAACCGAGCACCCTCAACCTGCCGTTTGGTTTCCACTCCATCAACCACACGAGTCCGCCGGCGGGCGCTCCGACCTGGGCGCTCTATGGGGTGGCGGTCCTGGATCAATCCGGCGCGTTGCTTACCCAGTTCAATGGCCAATCCATCTCACGCACCCGTGCCCCGGGCAAGTTTGTACCGCTGAACGCAGTGAGCGTGGCAGCTGAAGCGACGATCTGGACGCCCGCGAGCGGACGCAAGTTTCGCCTGATGGGCTACAACCTGACCGCCCTCGGCGCGCCCGGTAACGTGGTGCTGAAAGACAACACCGCCGGCGCCTCACTACCGATCGTGCTGCCGTTTGGGGCGATTGGCGCCAACCTGCTCTCGCCGTATCCGGGCATGGGTAACGGCATCCTGAGTGCGGCGGCCAACAATGTGTTGACGGCGACGGGGGCGGCTTCCCAAACCCTGAGCGGATATCTGATCGGAGCTGAAGAATAAGGGGCATGCCCGACCTCATTGCAGGAGACAAGGCATGGCATCGCAAACTGACGTCTATAACCTCGCGCTCACATACCTGGACATCTCCCAGACCGTCCAGAGCGTAAACGATCAAACACCTGCGGCCGGGGCCTGTAACCGTTGGTATGACTGGGCCCGCAAGAAAGTCCTGGAGCGCGCACACTGGGACTTCGCCACCAAGACGCCCGCGCTCGCCCTGGTGCTCGATCAAAGCACGCTCCTGCAATCGCAGGTCATCTATCCGGGATGGCGCTACGTCTACGTGCGTCCCGTGGACTGCTTCCGGTTCCTCGGGGTCACCACCATGTACGGCCTGCGGACCAATCCCTATCGCGTCTTCTGGTGGTCCTCTGACCAGCCCTTCATTGGCTGGGGCCCGTGGCGCCCGCCCTATCGGGAAGTGATTGATCAGATCAACACCGCACAGCCCAACAACTCCATCAACATCCTCACAGATCTGGATTCAGCCTATGGGGTGTATGTAACCGATGTGCAGAACGTGGGCCTGTGGACCAGCAGCTTCATGGATGCGGTGGCTTGGCAACTCGCCGTCGTCATTGCAGGGCCCTTGTCTGCCAATCAAACCGCCAAAGCCAATGCGGTGAAGATGATTGACCAATCGATCACCACGGCGCTTGCGATCGGACTGAATGAGCGCCAGAACGATCCTTACCCGGAGTCGCCTGCGATCTCGGCGCGCAACTGATGGCCGACGAGCCGGTTAATCCGATCCAGACCTCGTTCGCTCGCGGAGAAGTCTCTCCTTTCCTGTTTGGACGCACGGATCTGGCCGGCTGGGCGCAAGGACTTCGCACGCTGCGTAACTTCACGGTGCGTCCGGAAGGCTGCGTATCCAACCGACAGGGATTTGGCTTTGTGAAGTCCGCACTGACCGCCACTTCCAAAGCCTCGATCCTGATTCCGTTCATCTTCTCGGCCACCCAGAGCTATGTGATCGAAGTGGGGGCTGCAACTGCGCAGGTGTTCTCCAACGGAGCTTTGGTGATCGGAGCTACCTTTGCGACCCCGTGGGCGGCCGGGGATCTGGCATTGCTGCGCTGGGCGCAATCGACCGACACCCTGACGCTGACGCATCCGAAATACCCGCCCTATGAGATCAAACGCACCAGTGCCAGCAGCTTCACCTGTGTGCCTGCGGTCTACATCAATGGCCCCTTTCTGCAGCAGAACAACGACGGTACGACCTTCGTATCCGCAAGCGCCGTCACCGGAACAGTGACTCTCATTTCGACTGCGCCGATCTTCAATGCCAATCACGTGGGCGCGCTGTTTCAACTCACCCAACAGGATCTGTCCAACATCCAGCCGTGGGAGCCGACCAAGCAGTTTGCCGCAAGCGCCATCATCGGGCAGTACCGCCGGGCGAATCTCAAGAATTACAAAGCCGTCTCCTTGGTGACCGCGCCAGCAGCCCAGAACTGTACCGGCACCTGGATACCCTCACACAGCCAAGGCACTCAGGCCGATGGGGATGGCAACATCGTGGTGGGACTGGGGCCTGCGGGCGTCAATTGGCAGTACCAGGATTCCGGCTTCGGGGTGGTGCTGATCACCGGATTTACCGATTCCCAACATGTGACAGGGGTCGTGCAGCCGAACTATACGGGCGGACCTGGATTGCTGCCGACCTCAGTAGTGGGCGGCCCGATCACGGTCTTTGGTCCTTTCACATTCAGCGGGACCGGAGCAACGACCAGCTTCGGCCCTATGGGCTCGACTACTTCTGCGGACCCGTCCAAGTACTTTGTGACCATCGGTGGCGTCTACGTCTCGCCTTCAACCTACACTGTCGTGGCCGCAGGAAACATCACCTTCCTCACGCCACCTGTTGCAGGCACCAACAATATTGTCGTGCGACAGATCAGTCAGTTGGGCGAAACCACCTTCTGGGCGTTCGGAGCGATCTCACCCGATCAGGGCTATCCCTCGACCGCTTCCTACTTCCCGGATCGTTTGATTTTGGCCGCAACCGTCGCGCAGCCGGTCGGCGTGTTCGGCTCCAAAACGAGCTTGTATCACGACTTCGGAGTGAGCAATCCGGTCATCGCATCCGATGCCTTCACCGTCTTTTTGAATGCCCGCCAGTTGAATGCGATCTCGGACCTGATTCCATTGTCTGACTTGCTGGTCGGAACCTCCAATATCAGTTGGCGGTTGTGGCCCGGATCGACCGGGGTGGCGCTTTCGCCGCTTGCGATCTCGGCCAATCCGCAGAGCTTCTACGGTCAATCTCCGACCTGTGCCAGCGTGCTCTTCGGGGACTCCGCCATCTTTCCCGAATACGACGGCCGCCGCCTGCGCGATCTGATTTATCAGTTTGCTTACGATAAGTTCTTAGGCCAGGAACTCACCCTGTATTCCCGGCACCTGATTCCTTTCGGTACGCAGTTTCAGCGCCTGGCTTACAAGCCCGATCCCACCGGCCAGCTGGTGTTTGGATTGAGGACAGATGGCACGCTGTTGGTATGTACCTACTTGCGAGACCAACAGGTGATCGGATGGGCACGCTGGGACACGCTCGGAACCTTCGAGGATATCTGTGTCGTGCCAGAGAACACGACCTTTGCGCTATATGCCATCGTCAACCGAGTCATCAACAAGAACACAGTACGTTACGTGGAGCGGTTGGAGAACCGTGAAGTCACCACGATCTACGATTATCAGTTCCTGGATTGCAACATCACCTATGACGGTCGCAACACCTCGACGACCACCATGTCGCTATCTCAGTTGAATACGGGGTTGGCAGGGGACACTGGATTTCTTCTGGCCTCCAGCACGAGTGGGTGGGCAGGGTTTGCAGCCTCTGATGTGACTAACAAAAACGAGATATGGATCTATCAACCCTTTACGTTCCTGACATCGTTGAGCGGTCAATCCACTGGAGTGCTGACTTTTTCGGTGGCTGCAGGAACATACATATTGACGTTCTCAGATGGTGAGAGTCGCTCTGTAACGGTGGCAGCCGATGGCATTACCTGCAGTTGGCAGGGCAATCTGGCTACTGCAGACATTCTCACTGCAACCTGCCGCTGCCGATTACTGATCATCAGCTTCATCAGCAATACCGGGGTGAATGTCCGATTAAAAGATCCGTGTCCTGCCGGATTGCAGAATCCTGTTTTGCAGGCCGGCAACTCCACCACGGTTATCTGGACGTTTGCGCGAACTACGTTCTCAGGTGCGACTCAGATCGCCAACGCACCGGTCGTGGGCTTCGTGGATGCCAACGTGATCGGCATGAATGCCAACGGCATTTATCCCAATGGTGCCCTCACGGTGAGTGCCAGTGGCGTGGTGACACTGCCGGTGGCCGGTGGTGTCGTGCAAGTGGGACTGCCTTACCTGTGCGACTTTGAGACGCTGACCTTGAATGAGCAGGGACAGCAAACCATCCGCATGCGAGCGAAGGTCAATCCCGTCATCTATCTGGATATCACTGAATCGCGAAACTTCCTGGCCGGTACGGATTTCTCCAGCATCAACCAGTGGCCGAATGTGGAGCGCGCCTTTGAGCCCTATGTAGCCTCGACGGCATTGCAAGCAGGCATTGCCTGGACGCGGGTGAACTCCGAACTCTCCAGCGAGTGTCACACCTGCGTGCGGCAGAACATGCCGCTGCCGCTCACCATTCGAGCACATATCCCGCAGGTCACCGTGGGGGCATCGGTTTCCTGATGGCTACCATCCGCGTACAAGCCACCGCCGCTGGATTCGCGCTCAAGATCTGGCGCGATATCGGAGATGTGTTCGACATCGATTCGAGTCTGTATTCGGACTCGACCGTGAGTTATGTTCCTGTGGGAAACCCGGACTATCCGCTCTTTGGCTGGATGTTGCAGGTTCCGGGGCCGACTCCGCTCTACAGCTATGCGCTCAGTAACGGCGGGCAGTCCACGGTACGCACGAGTGTGCGCAGGTGGGTGCTGTAATGCCTGCGGATCTGACGCTGGGAGCGAGTCTGCTACAGGGTGTCGGGGCCTATGAAACCGGCCGCACCCGATCACTGCTGTTCCGGGCCAATGCCTCGATCGCTACCCAACAAGCGCAATCCGAACGTGAAGCGGGTGCCTACGGCGAACAGATGGTCCGGATGCGTGGGGCTGCACTGCAGGGCCAGCAGATCGCGCAGATCGGTGCATCCAACCTGCAACAGGGCGGAACGCCTGCAACAGTAGTGGCCAGTTCCGCCCTGGTCAATGAGATGGATGCTTTGCAAACACGCAACAACGCTTTGCGTAAGGCGTGGGGCTTTGAAGTGCAGGGTGCCTCGGATCAGTTCCAATCCAAGCAGGCCAACACGGGAGGCATTATCTCGGGTGTGGGCTCGATCCTCAGTGGCGGGGCGAAAGCGTACGAACAGTACAACCAGACGGGGTCGTTCTTCTAATGCCCACCGTCCCCAATCTCGAGACACCGCAGGTTCAGCAGGAGTCCTTGCCCGGTCGGGCCTTTCCGCGTGTCGATGACAACGTCAATTCGGCCGCCTTTGGCGCACCGGTTGCGCAGGGGCTGGAGCACGTCTCGGATGCGATCTCCCAGGAAGACTACAAAGAGAAGGTCCAGAACGACAACCTGCGGGTGATCGATGCCAACACCCAGTTGGAAGCCGGGCGCAATGCCTTGCTCTACGGCCAGCCGGATAAGGATGGCGTCCGGCAGGGCGGAGCGTTTGCACTCCACGGGTTGGATGCCATCAACCTACCGGCCAAGATGCTGCCCGGCTATCAGAAGATCGCTGATGGGATCAGCCAGAGCCTCACTCCGGATCAGCAGCAGCTCTTTCACGGTCACGTGGCCGCGGGTCAGAACGAACTCAACCTGCAGCTGAATCGGTACGAAGCGGCCGAGAGTGATCGGCTCGCCACCCAGGTCTATACGAATGCGGCATCCCAGGCGGTCGAGAGCGCCTCTGTGGGCTGGCGTGATCCGGTGGTGGTGGGCAAGTCCCGTGCGGATATCAAAGCACTCGTGCAGCTGCAGGGTGATCGGGAAGGATGGCCGCAGGAAGAACGCGCTGCTCAGACGCAAAAGCTTCTGGCTGAGATGCATTTCAGCGTGGTGGACCGGATGTTGGCGGACGGCAACCCGCAAGTTGCTCTGGCGTACTTCGTGGGCAGCAAAGCCGAACCGGGTATCCGCGACTCACGCGAGTTGACCGGTCAACAGTCCCATCAATTAGGCGCGGCGATCGATGCGGCGATTCGTCAGCAGGGCGTGGAGATTCAGTCGCAGGTGGCGCAGAAGGTGCGTGATGTGCGCAGTGCAGCGATCAACGGACAGTTGATTCCGCCGTCGTCGATGCCTTCGGATGCTGAGTTGAAACTGGCTTATCCGAACGATTGGCAGCGTGAAAAAGACGGTATCCAACGTGATGTGCAGATGGGCTCGGACCTGAAGTCCTTTGCCTCACTGACACCAGCCCAGATCGCCGATCACGTCCTGAGCTACAAGCCCACGACGGTCAGCGGTGCTGCAGAAGAATACGACCGCATGAACGCGGCGTCCGCGGCGGCGCAGCGTACCTTGGCCGAGCGAGCCAAGGACCCACGGCAGTACGCCATCGACAACGGGTTGGGTTCGAATCCGCTGGACTTCCGGGACGCGCAAGCGACTGCGGCAGAACTGCGCACCCGTCTGACGTCCACCACCACACTGTCCAGGCAGATGGGCGGCTATGTTCCGGCACTGACGCGGCAGGAAGCCACTCAACTGGCCTCGACACTCGAAGGCCAAACACCGACGGACCGGTTGCGCACGCTGGGTTCTTTGAGCACGGCGCTGAACGACGACCGCGGATTCCAGGAAATCATGCGGCAGGTCATGCCCGCCTCTCCGGTCACGGCCATCGTGGGCGCGCAGGTCAGTCAGACCCATCCCACCAACGCACCGGTCTGGTTCGATCAACACTTCGCGCAACCGCCGGCCAATCAAGCCCACATCCTGGCCGGTGAGCAACTGCTGAATCCGCAGGGCTCCGAGAAGGAGGGCGGCAAGAAAGCGTTTCCCATGCCAGCCGAAGGCGGGGTTTCGGGGTTGCGCGAGCAGTTCGCGAGTAAGACCGGTGATCTGTTTCGTACCCGCCCGGAGTTGGGCGAGGCGTACTACACCGCGTTCAAGAGCGCCTATGCCTCGTTGCTCGCAGATTCAGGCGACCTGTCCGGCGGCGGCAGTAACAAGCTGCGCGATCAGGCACTCGCCATGAGCGTGGGGAACCTGACCACCTTCCATCACGGTTCCGTGAGTGTGCCGCAGGGCATGGATCCCTCCCGATTTGAAGGGCTGATGGACAACGCGGTCAATGCACGTGCAATCAACCTGGGTGCACCGGCGGACTGGAAGGACAAGATCGGCGGCTACCAGGTGCGTGAGATCGGCGGGTTGGGTTCGGGCAAGTACGAGCTCACTAACGGTAACGTGCCTCTGGTGCGCCCGGATGGCAAAGGGCCGTTCGTGGTGGACCTGCGCAACGACTACCTGCCCGGGGTTGCACACGGATCGCCTGAAGATCAGACCCGCGCCGCACCGGATCCGCTGACTCCGACGGGTGTCGACACGCAGGGGAATGTTCCGAAAGCAGGCACTGAGCCGCACGCGCTCAAGCCGGTATCGATTCCCACTGGCGGCAAGGGCAAAGGCGCCCGCGAGCACCCGAGTCAGGGGCCTGCGCTATGAACGCCGTCGTCAGTCCTTTCCCACAGGAAGAGCGCGCGCAGACCGACCGTGCGGAAGGAATGTGGGACCCGTGGAAAGGGCCAACGCCCGGCTCTTTCGGCGGCGATGTCATTCGCTCGCCCTACACGCTTCTGGAGGGGTTGGGCTCCGGTGCTGCCAAGGGGCAGGCGGTCCTCGGCGGATTGCTGCACACGCAAATGTCCCCGGACACCGCGCAGATGGCATCCGAAGGCTTGAGCCCGGATGCGATTGCCCGTGCCAAGAGCCAGGCCGATGAGATGCAACAACACGGCGCGGATGCCTTTATGGCAGACGCCCGTGAGCGCGTCAAAGCCCTGACTCCGGATGCAGCGACCACGGGCACGGCCACTCAGGTGCTGCACAGCGTGGCCTCGGGAGCCGAGCAACTGATCCTGGGCTCACTGTCAGGCGTTCCCGGGGGCGGTGCGCTCGCGGTGGGTTCTGGCGAGGGTGTGAGTCGCTACCAAGATCTCAAAGAGCAGGGCGTCGATAGCGGTACGGCGAGAGCATCGGCCGCCGTCACGGCCATCACCGCTGGCGCGGGCGCGCTCGTTCCGGCCGCCTATGGATCCAGCCTCGCCACACGATTGCTGACCGGCGCAGGCAGTAACACTGCATTCGGCATGGTCAACCGCGGCGCAGATCATCTGATTCTACAGGCCGGGGGCTATCAAGAGATGGCCGACCAACAGAAGGTGTGGGACGGAACTCAGATGCTGGTGGATGCCGCACTGGGCGCCACCTTCGGTGCTGTTCATCACGCTTCCACCCCGGCGGAAGCCAAGGTGGTCGAGGCCCTCAAGCAGAACCGCGATGCCGCCCTGACAGCCAATCTGGCGCTCAAGGACCGGGCCGCGGCGCCGGGTATACCTATCAACCCCGAATCCGCCAGTGTCCATGCAGCCGCCTTGGAGAAGGCCACACAAGATGTGCTGCAGGGTAAGCCCATCGACGTGGCTGACAGTGGCATCGACCAGGCGGCGTTCCTGGAGCGACCTGCGCCGGATGACCGGCCGCCCATGGAGGTGATGGCGGCGGCGTTGAAGGAGTCGGGCTTCCTGGACGAGGAGGCGAACCTGCGCGATCTCGAGGCGCAGTTTGAACGGCGCATGGGCGGCGAGACCGAACGCCGATCAGACAGCGGCCGTCGACAGACTGTCAACGATATGTCACCTGAGCAGCTGCGTCAGGAACTGCTCACCCACGAGCTCACGGGCATTCCCAACCGGCGCGCCTATGCGGAGAGCGACAAGCTGCCCGCGCAGGTCTCCGTGGATGTCGATTCGCTCAAATGGGTGAACGACAACTTAGGCCACGAAGCCGGCGATCAGATGCTGAAGACGGTGGCCGCCTCGCTCGCCAAGCACACTCCTGAGGCCTATCACGTCTCCGGCGATGAGTTCATTGCCCAGGCGCGCACCCCGGAAGAAGCGCACGCGACGATGGCGCAGGTGACCCAGCACCTGAAAGACCACGTGATGGAAGTCACGATGCCCGATGGATCGGTGCGAAAGATCCAGGGACTGGGTGTATCCTACGGCGTAGGTAAAGATCTGCATGAAGCCGACACCGCACTCCAAGTCCACAAAGCCACCCGAGAAGCAGCCGGCCACCGCGCCGCCCGTGGCGAAGTCCCCCCTGGAGCAGTTGAAGGAAGCGGTGAGCCAGGGCGGCAAGCTGACGCGAATCGTCCCGCCGGAGGATCAGGACCCGCAGGTGTAGGAGACCCGGTCACTCAGGCCTTAGCCGAGCGACCCAACCTCAAGATTCCCACCGAGGACGGCCAGACCGTCAAAGCTTCGGACGCGCTCGAAGCCGCCCAATCCAAAGACGATTGGACCACCGCTGTTAAAGCGGCCGTCAATTGTTTCAGCCGGCGGGGTGGCTAATGCGTGACGAATGCCAAGCCGCGGTTGAAGAAGCACTCGGTCGCTCGCTTCGCGCGGGTGAAACCAAAAAGATCGAAGACAGCGTCAACCTGCAGATGCGGCTGCTGGCCCGGGATGATCCGGAAGCCTGGCAGAAACTCTCGCCCTATGACCGCCTCCAACAGGCGGCCCAAGCCTCTGCCCAGGCGATGACCGCAGAAGTGAAGTTGAAGCAGGAGCGCGTGCGCCTGCAGATCGAAGCGCACGATCGTATCGAGAACGCACTCAACGCCGCATTCGACAAGCTGCCTGAGAAAGCCAAACCCGGCTCCATGCTGCGCGTGGTCTCGCAGATGTTGGCCTTCGACACGAAAGCCAAGGGCATGACTTCGGTGGAGACGTGGGCCACCGCAGTCCGACAGGATGCATTCAGTCAACTGATTCCGTTGTGGAACTCGGTGAAGGGTGTTGCGGGCCTGTTCGAGAATGCCAAGGGCACCGCCGATCTGGTGCGCGAGCTGCACGGCGAAGACAGTGGCAATGCAGCCGCCAAGGCCGGCGCGGATGCGTGGCGCAAAGTCACCGAAGGATTGCGTGAACGTGCGAATGCGGCCGGGATGGCGATCGGTAAGCTGGATGACTGGCACTATCCCCAGAGTCACAGTCAGGGGCGTATTGCCAGGGCAGGGTTGGAGCAGTGGACTGAAGACACGCTGCCCAAGCTCGATCGGTCCAAGTACATCAACCCGGATGGCAGCCGGATGTCCGATGAGGGTGTGGGAGACTTCCTGCGCTATGCCTATGATTCGATCATCACCGATGGACAGAACAAGGTTGAGTTGGGTAAAGGAAACCCCGGTGCAGGATTAACAGCAAACCGCCAGAGCGCGCATCGGCAGATCTTCTTCAAGGATGCGGATTCGTATCTGGCCTATCAGGGTGATTACGGCGAGAAGAGCCTGTGGTCTACGCTGACCGGTCACGTCGGCACGATCTCACGCGATATCGCGTTGAACGAAGTGCTGGGACCCAACGCGGAGCAGACGTTCAAGTACTTCAACGACCGTACGCTACTCGATGAGATGCGGCAGGAGCCCACCGCCAAAAGCAAGATCCAGACTGCGGCGAAGTTCAACGAAGCGCTCTATGACAGCGTGGCCGGTAAAACCGGTGTTGTAAACCAGAAGATCGCCGACTTCGGTCAGTCGTTCCGCAATTGGGAAGTGGCCACCAAGTTGGGCAAGGTCGTGCTCACTGCGCTGGGCGATGAGGCGGGCATGTCGGCCACTGCCTTCGCCAACAAGATCCCCTGGTCGGAAGTGTTTATCCGTGAGTTCAAGTATCTGAACCCTGCGAACGGTGAAGATAGATCGATTGCCGCGCATGCCAGCCTGGGTCTCAACGGCATCATTGGCGGATTGAATCGCTTCGGCTCCGAGGATTTGAACCTCAGTAACGGAGTGGGAGCCCTGGCCAAGATTCGGGAATTCACCGCCAAACTCGCTACCGGGGTGCTGCATGCTTCGGGAGCTGAGGCGATGTGGGACGGCCGCCGTCGTGGCTTGGGTTCCGTATTGATGTCCTATCTGGGCAAGACCGTCAGTGAGGTCGAGCACTTCGCGGATATCAATCAGGCAGATCATGGAATTCTCGCCAACAAAGGTGTGACTGAAAACGACTGGCAGGTCTGGAAGGCGGCGCAAGCTGAAGACTGGGGCATGAAACACGGTGTGCTGACGCCCAAGGCCGTGCAATCGATTCCCGATGAAGCCATTGCGCATCTCGGAGACCCGGATGCGTTGCGTCGCCATGCCTCCACGATGTTGCTGGGACACGTGCTCGAAGAGATCGGGATGGGCGTCATGGATACGGGCGTGCGTGAGCGAACCGCCATGCGCTTTGGTACGCAGGCCGGGACGAAGGCCGGGGAGTTGATCCGCTCCATGTTGCTATTCAAGGGCTTCTCCGCCTCGATGATGATGAAACACTGGGCGCGTGCGTCTGACATGCCCACCGCGTCCGCCAAGGGGATGTATGCCGCGCGCCTGCTCGTGACGGGAACCATCATGGGCGCTGTGGCAACCCAACTGCGCAACCTCGCCGCCGGCAAGAATCCACAGAATGTGGCAGAACCTCAGTTCTGGGGAGAGGCCACGCTGCGCGGGGGAGGGCTGGGATTCTACGGCGACTTCCTGTATTCGGAAGCGACCAGTCACGATACAACATTGATTCCCGCGCTCATGGGTCCGCTGGCGACCGAGTCGGAATCGGCCTGGAATCTCACCGGCGGGGCTGCTTTCAAAGCCGCTCGAGGGGAGCGCACGGACGAGGGCGCGAAGCTCCTGCGCTATGCCAAGGGCAATATTCCCTTCTTGAATATGTGGTACACGCAGGCCGCAACCGATCACCTCATCTGGAATGAGATGCAAGAGGCGGTCTCCCCGGGATATTTGGATCGCATGCAGGTCAAGGCCGAAACCACCCGCGGGACCAGTTGGTATTGGGACCCGCACGACAGCGCGCCGCAATCAAAACCTGACTTCGCGAAACTCTGGCAACCGGAGCGGGGTGGTGAGCAATTGAGCAAGATAGCCGATACAATCGGAGTGGAGTGAACCTATGACGATTGCATCAACACTGAACGCCCAACAGTATCCTTGCAATGGGATTACGATCCAGTTCAGTTATCCCAACAAGATCTTCGCGGCGGCCGATCTCGTTGTTACGCTGATTGATACGGTAGGCACGCTGTATCCCTTCGTCAATTTCAACAATGCTGCAACGGGACTCAATTACACCATCCAGAATGTGGATGTAGACACCGGCTGTCTGCTCATCATGTCGGCACCGCCTAGCAGTGGGTGGACGCTCGATGTGCGCAGCCTCATTGCGGAAGTTCAAACGACCTCAGTCAAGAATCAAGGCTCGTTCCTGCCCGAATTGCACGAGGAGGCCTTCGACCGGCTCACCCGTGAGATCCAGGATCTGTTGCGTCTGTCGTATACGTACGGCATCCACGGACCGGATATCGAATCGACGCCCTGGCCGGCATTACCCAATGCGCTTGCCCGGCGGGGTCAGGCGCTCATGTTCGATGGGACCACGGGTTTGCCCACCTTGGGAACCCCCGTCTCTTCGACGCTCACACAAGGACTGTTCAACACTTTTTTCGCAGGGGTTCCGTCGTATGTGCAGACCGCCGCTGAGATTGCGGCCAGTGTCGTGCCGTCGAATTTCTTCTACTTCGAGGGTGACCTGCGCCGCTATGGCGGCGTGGGTAATGGATCAACCGATGACTCAATCCCGTGGCAGAAAGCCATCAGCGTGGGCATCGCACGCATTCCCAAAGGATTCAGCTTCAAGATCGTCACGCCTGCCACGAAGACAGGGCAGGTCACGATCCTGGGAGAGGGCAAGAGCAGTAAGCTTCTGTGCGATGGGCTGGTGGCAACCATCACGAACGGTACCGGGTCGTTCGTGGACAACGTCTGGCTGGAGAACATCACCGCTCCCTGGATCATCACCCGCAATCCGGCGAACTGGACTGCGAGTGTTGCGGGCACCTTGCAACAGTCCAATACGGTGCTCGGCTATCAGCCGACGAGTAATGACACGGATATCTGGGGCTCGCTGACCGCGCCCCAGCAGAATCAGCAGATCGGGCCTGTTCTGAACTTTACGGGAATCGCGAGCAACATCACCATCTCGCGAATCTACGGCCGCTTCGTCCAGTGCATCATCAAGGATGCGAGCAACTCGATCATCCAGGATTGCGACATCCGCGGCGGCAAGGGTGTGTGGGGGGCGCTTCAGTTCGATAACGCGACTAACCAGGTGCAGCGCGGCACGGGCAACAAAGCGTTCAACAACCGGGTTCAATACGGCAGTTTTTCCGGTGTTTACTTCTCCTCGAACGATGCGTTCACGTGCGCGAATAATGAATGCTTTCGATGTGGGGAGTCCGGCACCAAGACGCTACAGACGGTGGGAGTCGTCTTCACCGGGAGCGTGGGAGGGGCCACATCCGGCACGGTCTCGGTCGGCAGTGTGACGAATGGCAGTTGGACGTTTCTGTTCTCCGATGGAGAGACCCGCACGGCCACCGTGACCGGGACGGCCGTCACCTGGTCCGGCGCGCTGGTCGCTACGCGGATTCTGACCGCCGCAGCCTATCAAGGCGCGATCAATCCGCAGTGTACTTTGGGCAAGATCACCGACAATCACTGCTACCAGAACTACTACGATGGCATCGATGCAGCCTCGACTTTCAGTACCACCGTGGATGCCGCGCGAACCCACCACCAGGTTATCGGCAACTTTGCCTACAACAACGGCGGCGACGGCATCAACGCCGACGGTAGCTTCAATCACTACACCGGCAATACCCTCTACAATAACCAGCGGTTCGGATTCTGGGGCGTGTGCTCCAACTCGCTGATTTCCGGCAATACCTGCGTGTCGAACAACGTCGTCAACGATGCCTCCACGGCGGATCTGTTGGGCGGACTTCAGGGCAATCTGATCACAGATAACTACATTGTGATGAGCGCGACGCTGGGATTCCCCATCTATGCTGCCCAGGTGGCCGGGGATACGCCGCATGTGATTTCGGGCAATACCACCTTCAACGGTACGAACTTCTACGGTGTTCCCGGATCCATCATCCCGGTCACGCAAGACAACATCGATTCGGGCACAGGGGCGCTCACGACTCAGAGCTTTGTGCTCATCATCCAAAACAATGGAGGCACGATTCAGCATAAAATCATTGATGACGCCACCGGTTTAGGCTTGGGGAATTACACCTCGCGCATCATCAATGCCTCGATCGGCTTCACCAATTCGCCGAGCGTGGATAGCACCCACAACTTCGCGGCTGGGGGTGGGATCGTGGCGGCCGCTACGAGTCAGTTCCTGTTCGACACCGCGCCACAAGCGCCCGTCAACGATCAGATGGTGGCCGTGCTGGAGAACAACTCCAGCGGCACGGCGCTCAACGTATCGTGCTTGCTATCCAACTTGAATGTGAACGGAGTCACCCGCACGCGCTTGGTGTACCAGTTTGGAAATACCTCAACCGATGCCGCATTCGCGCTGACCGGTTTGGCTTTGAATGCGTATATCAAGGTCCGTTTTTACGGGAAGATCGCATAGTGACCTCCATAACATGACAGACGCGGTTGAAGAAGTGGATTTCCCGCATACGGGGGATCCGCTGGATGAGAAGATCCTGACCTTGGGCAAGTGGACTTTCAATCTAGGGGGTGTGGTACACGACTTTCGGGATGTGCTGAAGCGGTTTCAGGAAGCCATGAAACACTGGAATGATGAGCGGGGACCTGAGGACTACGATCGCGCGGACGTCGATCTACGCAATCTGATCAGCAGAGCCGTGCGGGAGGGTGCGCGCGCAGGCGTTGAGATCTCAGGCGGCTATCATGAAAGCAACAACGGGGGAAACCAGTGGGCGAAGTGGATGATTCCGGGACTGGTGACACTGGCTGTGATGGGGATCGGCGGCGGGATAGTGATGTTCGGGAAACTCTCATCCCTGGAGACAAAGGTGGAGGGCGTGCAGAACCAGGTGAACGACATCAAGAAGATAGTGGAGCCGCGGTATCGGGGCACGCCGTGAAGACGCAGTTGCATCCGGAGCACTGTTCGGATGACTCGATGCATGTCGAGGCGAATGCGAATGTCAATGTCAACCGGTTCACGCTGCCGAAAGATCCGCGTGAGATCGTGGTGGCCGTGGTGCTGGCGCTATCGATCATGGTCAATGTGGTGATGGGCGGGATGTACCTCATCTCGCAGCGAGAAGTGGCGGATGCTTACAAGGACATCAAGACACAGGTTTGGGTGAGGCAGGATAAGGAGGAGGAGCGATTTCAGAAGTTTGTCGCAGGTCCGTACGCGGATCTTGCGGGTAACGTCAAGGCGAGCCTGATTTTATTCTCTAAATGCAAGGAGTCGAAATGAGCGGTGGAGGCATCATAATTCAGCGGCGGTCCGTGTTAGTCACGGCAGCCAAGGACCCGTGTTTGTACGACCTGATGGGCTCGTCAGACAAAGCCAAGATCGATGCGATTGCAGCGAAGGATCCGGTGAGCGTGACTGAGAAAGATCTCATCCACCTCGTGGACCTGCTTCGAGTCGCGATTCACTGTTGATCCATGGCGAACGGTCAGCAGTGGACATTCGATACGCTCCTCATCCACATCAAGGCGATGATCGATGAGGCTGAGAAGCGCACCGCTGACCGTTTCGCCGCACAGGACAAAGCCGTCGAGAAGGCACTCGCCGGCCAGGAAAAAGCCGTGACCGCAGCGCTGGCCTCTCAGGAGAAGGCAGTGGCGATTGCGGAGGAGAATTCCAAACTCTGGCGGCAAAGCGCGAACGAGTGGCGGGGCGCGATGAATGACCGCGAAAGCAACTTCGTCAAGGTGGGCGAGTACAGCCTGTTACTCGCGCAGGTGAAAGAGATCCGGGATTCAATCTCGCTGAGTGCAGGTCGTGGGCAGGGCTGGGCCAGTGGCTGGCAGTTACTGATCGGAGTTGCCACGCTGGTCGGTATCGGGATCGCGATGATGGTGGCTTTCCGGGGACATTCGTGAACGCCGTTGATCTCGCACTACCACGACTTAAAACAGAAGAGGGCTTCCGTGCCACCAAGTACACCGACACCCAAGGCCATCTTACAATCGGTTTTGGATTCAATGTTGACGCCGGAATCAGCTCGTTTGCTGCAGGAGCATTACTCGGGGCTCAAGCCACGGAGCGCCATCAAGCTCTCATGGGACTCGGCTGGTATGCGGCTCTCGATCCAGTCCGTCAATCCGTATGTCTCGATATTGCCTTCAACTCCGGCACTCATGGATTGCTTAACTTCCCCCACATGATCGCAGCGCTGGCCAAAGGTGACTGGGCGGGCGCTGCTGCGGAGTGCAAGGTCACCAATCCCGAGCTCGCGGGCCGCTACGCCGCACTCGCCCAACTGCTGCTCACGGGTGGTCAATGACCGATCAAACAGCGCTTCCGTGGTATCGCTCGCGCATCCTGCAAGGTCTGCTCACCATCGTGGTCAGCCAGATCGTTGCCCGAGTGCAAGCTCAATTCCACATCGACTTCATGGGCATGAGCGTGACGGACATCGTCAACTGGCTCATGGATGCCATCACCGCCGGCGCGGTCTATTGGGCCACTCACGCCCGGGTCGCCCCGCAAGTCCCCATTCCGCCCGTCGTGACCCTCACTCAAAACCAAGCCGACCAGATCAATGGAGCACCCAATGAAACCCCAGTTCCTCCTGCCACTCCTGCTCATCCTCTGTAGCTGCACGCAGCTCGGACTCACGACACCGAAAGGCTTCGACCAGCAGTTGGCTAACGCCTACGGCATTCACACGGCCGTCATTTCGGCCACCACCACGGCACTGAATGCAGGCAGCCTGTCGAGCGCAGATGCCATACAGGTGCAGACCATTGCCACCACCTCGAGGACGCTGCTGGACACCGCCAAAGCGGCCGAGACCGCCGGGGATACCGCGGGCGCCCAAAAGAACCTGGTGCTCGCCATGAGCGCCCTGCAAGCGCTCCAGACGTACTTGAACACCCACGGGAGTAAATGACATGGGAACCGCTGTTGCTGTTGCCGTCGATCTGCTGGTGGAACTGCTGAAGAACGCCGGCCAGATCAGTCAGCTGATCCAGACCGCCCAGGCGAACGGGCAGACCACGCTCACGCCCGAACAGTGGGCCACTATCGTGGGTGCGGATGATTCGGCGGAAGCCGCGTTGGCTGCCGCGATCGCCACGGCGAAAAGCCAAGGGAGGTAGCCATGATCACCACGCTGCTCGTCTTCTTCATCGTCCTGTGCATCATCGGGTTGATCCTGTGGGGCATCAATCAGATTCCCGGCATCCCCCAGATCGTCAAAGTCGTCATTTACGTCGTCATCGGTGTCGTGCTGCTGCTGTGGTTGTTGCAGTACGTGCAGGGCGGCGCTCACCTGTCACTTCACTAGGAGCCTTTCATGGCCACCATTTCTGGAAACGTCACCTTCACTGCTGCCGAACTCGCAGCTCTCGCCAAACAGGTCGCTCCACTGATTCCTGTGGGCACCACGCCGCCCGTCGTCACACCCCCTCCCGTGACCACGCCGCCCAAAGGCGCTCTGATGCTCTACAGCAATGGAGTCAATGGCTTCGGAGGAGACTGGTCCTTCGGCAATGGAGGTCGCGTGGACTACGCCTCCAAAGATATTGCGGGTCTCACCGTCATCGCGGTGTTCGGCGACATGGGCTTGCAGCCGTACTACGTCAATCAGGATCTGGATACCACCGGCTACAAGTACTTCGAGTTCGACCTGTGGCCGACGCAGGCGAACAACGCCTGGGTCTTCGGCTCTGAGATGAAAGGGGATGTCACCCTTCCGGGTGCGCCGCCCCCGCCCTCGATCATGGCCTACGGACCCAATCCAGCCATCGTGGGCCAGTGGAATCACTACAAGGTGCCGAAGTCCATTGCCGCCATCACCGATGCCACGCACCTTGCGAAGTCGATGCTGCTCGAGCAGAAATCGACAAACAAGACCGGCAACAGGTGGTATGTGAACAACATCTGCTGGACGCCCTGATATTTATTTTCTAAAGCTCTACCCGATTTCGTCCCTAGAAGCGTCTCTTCAGGGGTAGGGAACACGGAGGACAGGGAGGTCCGCTCATCCGCTAGACTGTGCGCTTCGTTCCTGCATTAGGTCGTCAGGTGCACGTAGCACTTCCGCAAATGAGATTGGGCTGATTCGCTCCAAGTACAGCTTGGTTACCTGAAGCTCGTAATACTGCAGCCTCCGTGGGCCGGGAGGGTATCCAGCCCGCGCTTGATCCAACGCCTTTTCACGGGCCAGTTTGAGCAACCCATCATGGTTCATGGTCCATCTCCTCGACGCTGAGTATTCGGTGCAACCTGCTTCAGACAGGTCAGGCACCGCTTGATTGATTCAGACGGCTGCAGCAGCGCATCCGTGCATGAGAACTGGCCACACAGACTCATTCGGTGCGTCGGATGCGACAGGTTCGGCGCCCAGTAGTGCGCTCGCCGAAACCGTCCCGGCTGTAGCCAATTGCGCTCAATGTCAGGTAGCACGTTCAGGTTCTCAGAGTAGGTCTGCGACGTATCTCGGGCAGTTGACGTTGTGATATGCGCTGGGTTCTTTATCGCGTACCAAACACTCGCATGGCTTCGAGCCTGCGCCCCGGGGCGCACCCTCCTGAATCCGCCGCGGGGACCGCGCCAGTGCCTTGTTGAATGATGCTGCCTCACTGACTGACAGTTGCTCGCACGGTTCGGACGAACCAGCAATCTGGAGTGCTTCCTTCGCCAACCGCGCTATCTCAGGCAACGAACGCTCAGAGAGTCCGCCCTCGGCGATGTTGCGAATGGTCCCCAGCCTCGCAATGAGTAATGTCCAGCTTTCTGGACCACCCGGAATGAAGCCATATAAGGAACAGCCGATACGATGCCACGAACCCGCAGTCGCTCCGCACTCACAGCACTTATTCTCACCTAGCGCATCGGGCGTTGATTCCGTTCGTGCCTTGCATTTGAACGTACTGCGGTTGTGGAAAGGTTCAGCTCGCGTGGCGCACCGAGCCTGCTGGTCAACGGTGCAATCGCATGCAGGGTCAATCATGGCCTTGGACTCCTCAAACATTACACAGTCGCAATTCTCAAAGGAACATGCCGTCTCGGAGTAGTGCGCCGCCCTGGCATGGCTGCAGACACACTCATTTGTCATGAGCGTAGTTTCCTTCGGCAACGTTTGCATGTCACCAGATCAGCAAGGGGATCACGCAGCCCTTTGCTCCCGATGATCGACGTGATGTTGGCGTGCTTGGTCCCGCACAGCACTTCGAGCACGTAGTTCATTGCATGGCACTTCTTTCGTTTCATCGTGGATCGCCTGAGTTAACCGATGTCGTTTCGAGCGTGCCGGGCTTCACCAGGATCTTCGTGCAGGCACATTTGGGACATGTCAGACGCCCCATAGCCTTGGCTGCATCCTTCATCAGCATCGGCAAGTACAGCCCGATCCAGCGATGATTGCAATTGCTGCAGGTCACCCACATTGGATTTGTGCCTTCTTCACTCACCGCACGCTCCCACGGTTTGAGCGTTCAGACCGTGTGCGTCCCTTCGACACCGCGAGCCATGCGCGCCTTCGTACGACGCTGCAGGGCCGTCTGTGCCGTGCGCATGGCGTCGAGTGCCTCCTGATTGTCAGGTGAAGCGTATGGACCACCCTGGAAGCCCTCCATGCGATCGATGAGGATCGCCAGCAACGCTTCGTGTGTCAGGCCATTCACGCCAGCCTCGGCAATCGGGCCGTTCTGGAAGTTGATGTAACTGGCTGGCACATTGGGGATCTGCAGCCGATATGCATGGCACGCTCCGCCCGAGCCGGGCTCATCGAGAACCGTGACCTCGATGACGTCGTTGGCGGGATTCACTTTGTGGCCTGTAAGTTCTCTTGTCATGTCTGGTCTCCATCGGTTACAAAAAGATTCGTGATCCGGTGCGTTGTCGTCGCCTTCAACGCAATTGCAATGTGAGGCACTCATGCGCTGTCCGAAGGCATTTCGATTGGACCGCCGCACTTAGGACAGTGTTTCCACCATTCCTCTTTGCGATCGATCTGGGCGCCACACGAAGTGAAGTACATAAAGCGCTCATTGCCTTTATCGTCGAACCACTTGCAGACGCCGGGACCGGTCCACGTGGTGTATGTCGGTGCCTGATAGATCGGATACACCGGCTGAGGCCAGTACGGCCAATTGCAGCCCCATGGAGACGGATCACCTGCCATGTTGTTCGCCTCCATTGGTGTCCGCACTCCAAAACTGGGGCGGGTCATACGGAATCCAGAACAGCTGCCATTTGCCGCTCGATCGCTGTATCCATACGGGCTGGTATCGGTCGATCATTTCGATACCTCGTTTTCATTGGTGTCGGCGCTGTGAGGTGACGGTAGTTGTGGACGCGCCTTTTCGCCGAGCCGCGCATCCGACGGACACCATAACCCCGTTGGGTTCTCTGCCGGCGTTCCATAAGGTGGAGCGACGTGCTGCCCAATTCTGTAGCCACACAGATTGCAGATACGCTTGAGCGGATTTTCGTCCACGTTATTCTCGTCCATTGTCCGAATCACCATGGACCGGCGTACGAAAGCGTTCGAGGATGTTGATGACGTTCTCGGCGCCGCGAAGAAGGCTCTCGCAGCGCATGAATCGGTTGATGGCCTCCTGGCTGAGTTGCGGGGTCATCGCATCCCGAAAGCCTTCCAGATACGAAGCGCACTCCAAGTAGTTGCTGCGATTCACCGCGCCTGAATCGAACTGCTCGGCGTAGTGCTGCAAGAATGTTTCTTTCTTCATGTCACTTCTCAAATGTGAGTAGAGGCGGCTGCTTGCCGGATTTGTAGGCTTCTTTGATCTGAGGTAGCGCGAACTCGGCCATCGTCTTGCCGTCTGGCAGGATGAGTTGCGCCATGAACGCCTCATCGAATTCCTCGATACCGGACTCCACAGTTTCGAGTTTCGCCTTGATGCTCAGCAGGAGGGCGCGCCAACGCTGCCGGAACGCCTGCGGCGCTTTGTCCTGGTCGGGCATCGCCACGGTGAAGCGAATGTGACGCCCCCTCATGCGGAAGGCGATCGTTGCGAGCCCCGGCTTCTGGGCGTATCCAAAGTGGTCTGCGCCGTATCGCGTGAGTGTCTGCTCGATCTCACTGCGAGACTGAGAGGCGGGAACCTTGGTGCCTTTGGCGTACTTACCCATCATGTTGCTCGCTGGATGTATTCGAATGACTGTTGAACCAATGGTAGAGACGGCATGGACCGGCCTCGCAGTGCCAGTGGCCGGAGTCCCGCAGGTATCGCAGTAGCCTTCGCGCCTCCCGCGGTTGCATCCAAAAGGCATTCCAGCACCAATTGCCCCACCACTCTTTCTCGCGTTCGTACTCAAAAACTCGCCGCGAAATCCGTACTTTCCCATCGCCCAAATATCGAACACGGACGCCCCGTCCCCAGTGATCGTGCTGTAGCTCCAAATCCTGATCGTTGCCGTAGTGGAGCATGTCGAAACGACCAACGAAGTTACCGTTGTCGGGATCGTTGCAGGCGATAGAGATAGCGATCATCGTTGCTCGCTGTGCTGTGGATGTGTCGGTAGCGGATCGGGATCACACCTCTGCCATGCGGCATCGGACAGGACAGACATGCGTCTCACGATCTCGCTTTGCGCCTCTTCGGCTCCGCATCGATAGGCGTCGGCCAACGAGAAGCCCGCGCCGTCTAGCATCGCCTCCAACTGGCGGTCAGGCTTGATGCGCAGTTTCTTGCCGGCCTCACGGACGGCTTTGCAAAGCGCCTTCGACACTGCTGACTGTTTACTCACGACCGCACGCTTCCTCGCTCTGCGATTGATGCCGGCTAGGCGGACTCGAACCGCCACTCCTGACTGCGATGTTTGGAGCGCACCAACTTGCTCGCCGGCCCATTAATTTCATTCGCCAGTAGCCTCGTCGTCTTTGCCTAAATGCACGATGCCAATTCCAGCCTCGTAGATCCCGGCCACTGGATAATCCGGATACGTCCGGTATTCGCTGGCTTTCTGGGCGTGCGGTTCGTCCGATGGGTATCGCAGCCAGTACTCCGAGACACCATCGTCATAATTCCGCAGTGACAATTCGCAGTAGGCCAACTGGTCCTTCAGGCGCTGTTGTTCGGACGTCTCGTTACCGTGCGCTTTCAGCTGCGCAACCAGCAACGTCACAAGCTCGTGCGTTGATTCGAGAGTTTCGCCTTCTGGAGCCGCCAGCCAGCCCGCAGCACGGAATAGCACGTGGTTCGTCTTTGAGGTTACTTGGGCGGTCACAGTAATTCCCTCCAACGCTTGGTGAAGCGCCTTCCGTTCAGACGGCACCAGACACGACAGTAGCGCCGAATGTAGCGACGACGGGCAACCGCCTTCGCATCCGATGTGAGCGTTGGGTTAGTCATCTGACTCTTCCTCGGGTTCGAACTCGGCCTTGGTGCCCAACTCGCAGTTGAATGGACATTCGTCACAGTCCTCTGAACCGACCGCGCCGCAAACGAATACCCCGCCGTCAACGAACGCATGGCAGTTGCTCAACTCGTCGTCGCCCTCCAAACCCTCGCCGTCCCACTCCTCGGGGTCGTGCTCATCTTCGGTGCGATCAATGGTGCTCATATATGCCACCCATCGTTGCATTGGCGGTTGTGGCGCTTCCCGCAGCTAGGGCAGGTGTCGGGCTCGTCTGCTTCGGGCAATTGCCATTCGCCGTTCGCATCTTTGACAGCTCCGATGGCCTGCATTGCAACGTCACACTGCGCCAGCAACGCCTCTGGAGACGTTTTCCCGGCCAGCAGCTTGTCTATGCCGTTGACCAGTTGGAGCAATGAGCGATCCGGGAAGTGCAGCACGTTGTTCTCGTCTGCAGTGTGCGTTCGCTCATTCATTGCAGATCGCCTCAATTTCGATGAAAGCACCTTGGATCGAAGAATCGCCCTCGCTGGCCTTGCGGACCCAATCTGTAATTTGCTCATTCTTCCGCTTCTCTCTGGCAAGCAAGGTCAGAGTGACTTGAGCGTCCTTGCGATTGCGCTCGATGCATTCCGCAGGAGTCTCGCCCTCCTTGAGATACGGCTCGCAGGCAGCAAGCTTGCTCAATGCACTCGCCAGTGCGTTGGCTGCTTCTTCCTCCAGCCGACCCGTCACGGCAGGGTCATCGCCGCGGTTGTCTCGCAACCGCTTCACGAGATTCTCTTCAGTGGGGCGAATGGTGTTCTCTGAGCGTTCGTTCATGGCGCGTCTCCTCGCTCGATGCGGTCGAGAATCTCGTAGTAACGTCGGCTCGCAGGAGCGAATTCGAGCCATTTAGAATCTGCCCGCTTCAGCCAATGCGTCGGCGAGTACCCGGCTCGCTTGCAAGCCAACTCCATCGCCATCACCGCAAGGCCGCCCATCGGCGGGAGCGTTGGCTCTGTTCCTGTGGTCATCGGTAATTCTCCAGCCAGTCGAGCCATGCGCTGGCCGGCGTGAATGGAAGTCCTTCAGATCGCCGCGAGCCGTAGGTCAGCCGGTACCAGCATGCGAATGCGAAACCTTCGCCGCTCATCGGCAGCACCTCGAGTCCCACATCTCCTTGCAGCCAGCGCCATCAAAGCTGTAGCCGGGACAGCCCCGGAGACCCGGATATCGCATTCGATGCCATGCGAAGTAGGCAAAGCCTTCGCCCATCGAATCGGCCAGGAGTGTTCGCTCAGACATTCGCAACTCCCATCGCCTTCAAGGCGCTCTCCAACGATTGGCTGTTCGTTATGACTCTGGAATACAACCGCCTGCAATTGATGCCATAGCGGTCCCCGATCTCCCCGAGCGTGAGCCGCTCGTTGCCAAGCATCACGTAAACTGTATTGCGCTTATTCCGCGCCTGCTGAATCTGAGTTGCCCATCGGCAGTTCCCCGGCTCGTAATTGCCGTTCGGATCGATGCGGTCAATGGTGTGCTTGGGCGTCGGCTTGTGGCCCATGTCCTCAAGAAACTTGGTGAAGTCTTTCCATCGGTCGCACATCCCAATTCCACGACCTCCATAGAGGTAGTACTGCGGATTGTTCGGCGAATAGCATCGGTCGTGGATGCTGCGCCAGGAGGTGTACTCGGTGGTGTAGCGGGCGCCGTGGGTACGCAGGTGCTTGCCGTTTTCCAGCTTCGCGCACCCGCAGCCAAATGTGCTGCCCTTTGGCGAACCAGCCCGTAAGCCGCTGGTTCTAACAACGATCTGCTTTCCACAGTCGCACTGGCATAACCATGTAGTCGCTTTGCCGATCTTGGCGGAGCGACCGAGCACGACGAGTCGTCCGTATCTAAGCCCAGTCTTACAGGACATTCGCTTATCCATATGCTACGGACTCGCCCAAGTCTGAAGCATCGCCAACAATGGTATGACCCACAGCAGCAGAATCACTCCCAACACTCGCAGACCAAACTTGACGCGATGGTTCACGTGCGCTCCTTGGGTGTCGTGTTGATGTTCCGCTCCAACTCTGAGCAGACAGGACAGCCTTTGATGATGTTGAGCAGGCGGGTGTTCTCGGCTTCCTGCTTCGTCACCTGTGCCTTGAGGGTCATGAAGCGGTCCATTAGCGAGCCTTGGCTCAGGATCCGCCGGCAGGCGGCGCAGTCCTCATCGAGCGGGACGCCGTGATCGCAGGTGTTCATGGGCGCACCCGGGCGCCGCGAAAAATATTCGCAGCCCTAAACGCAGGCAGGTGGCGTATTACTTGAGGGCGATCGGCCAGGCTTCGGGGGAGGGCTGATCCTCGAACTTGTCTCGCTCGGCTTCGAGGTGCGACACAGCGGACTTCAGAGCGGCGTTCTCGCGCCGGTAGGTCCCCAAGGTGGCCCCCATCATCTGCAAGGAGCGGACGTGCCCGGGAGTGGCTTTCCAGCCTTCGGGGCTGATCAGCTGTCCCCGGGAGATGGTCCAGCCGCGCCAGGCTGGATCCAGCATGCCGAGGTCTCCCAGCAGCAGCATTTCGGCGGATTTGGGCGGACGACTTGCCCCGCGTTTCCAGCGGCGCGCGGTCGCCAGATCCACCCCACAGATGCGCGCTATCTCGCTGGCGAGAATACCATAATGGGCGTCGTTCGGATGCGACATGGACCCCACGATAACAAGGTCCAGTTGCGCATAATACATAAAAAGTCGACATTTATGATAGCTCTCAGATATCTACGTGAGCTTGTTATTCTTGTTTCTGGATTATGCCACGTGCCGCGTCGCTGCGGGCAGATTGCCTGCGCGGCAACTTCTCCAAACCAAACTTTGCGCGTTGTTTTCTCAACACACGATAGACCGTGGTGACCGACACGCCGGCCTGAATCGCGCAATATTTGATGCTGGCGCCTGCCTCGCGGTTTTGGCGGATTTCGAACTCCGCACGCGCAGTGAGTTTGGGAGGGCGGCCGAGGGTCTCATAGACGTCGCGGAACTCGCTCACGTTGAAGTCTCCTGTTCAATGCGCTTAACGGTTTCAATGGCCAGCGCGCGATCACATTCAAACCATTCGCCCGTGACGTGGTACTGCTTCAGCTCGGCATGGCACGCGCGTTCGACATTGACGACATTGCCCAAGAGCGGGCCGGTCACATAAAGCGGCTGCTCCAACCACGGATTGGCCGATTTGATCCCATGCCAGCGCCGATACACGCTGTGCTGGGTCATGCCGATCTTCACCAGCTCCCGGGCGCCGAACACGTAGACGAAGCCGTAGGGCACACACAGCTTGTCGCGCACCAGAATCAGCGACTTCGGCGACATATCGCGCCATTTCTGGCGTTGCCGTTCCTCGGTTTTGCGCGTCCTCACGTCATTACCTCAGCCCGCCGGCACATGGCAAAAGAGCCGCCACCCACACCCCCGACCTTCCACTGCCAGGCGATCGCAGCCGCACTCCAGTCGTTCAAGCGCACGACGCACTGTGCCTCGGTGGCGAAGTATTCGACCTGCGCAGGCATCGGATCGCGGATCAGGAAGTTGATGATGAGTGCCCACATGTCAGTCCTCCTAGGCTGCCGCTCCATAGTGAGCATCAGCGTACTTCGACACCTCGGCCGCCAGATCCGGCTCGCTCATCTCCAGGATGCGCGCGCAGACCGTCATCATCGCGGCTGCGACCTTGCCAAACTCAACATCGTCCGGAATGGCGTCGTAGCTGACGCTGCCAGGCATTGTTTTGATCTCGCCTTCGAGGCTGATGTAGGACTCGACGTGCCCAGAGGCTTCCGCAACTGCGTAGCGAAATTGGTTGAAACTGGCATATGAGCGAGCATATTTCTCTGGCAGATGCTCATAGGTGAGATTCAGCAGCGCCATGATCAAACACAAATGTTTGTAATTGCGGGGCCGCACCAGATCAGCCCGATACACCCCGCCGACCTTGTACTTGCGCAAGAGCGTTAGGCTCGGTTCGTCGGCCGGTACAAAGCCGGTGAGGACCCTTTTGAGATGGAGGCGTGCCATTACGCGGTCTCGGCAGCGTTCCGATGTCCCGCCGGCGGATTGGCGCGCTTGAGGATGGCGCCGATGCGTTTCTGCTCATCGTGCGTTAGTAGCTTCCATGCGGCCTCGGCTACCTGTTTATCCTTGAGTCCTTCTTCGAATACCTCTACGGTCGCCTCATCAATACCAACTTCCAGCGCATCAACCATCCGTTTGCCGAGTATCTGCGCGGGCGTGAGAGGCTGCTCTTGGCGCGGCTCAGGTGCTCCGGTAGGGGCCACGACCGTTCCCGATTCCAGCCACTCAACCAGACTGCGGCCAGTTCCCGGGGTGATCACGAATGGCTCTTTGAACAGCGGAGTGCGGTCTTTGCTGGCGATGGCGAAGTGCTTTTCGTGCTCCAGATCAAGCACGACCGTGAATTCGTACTCAGCACCTTCCCGCTGAATGGCCTTCATGCCGAGCTTTTTGACTTTCTTGTCATCGCCCTGCACCGTCTCAGTCTTGCTGCGCATGGTCGCAATGACGTGCATGGGGGATTGCAGGATGGCATCCAGAAAGGCCCGGTGCCTCGGCGTCGTCTCGTTCCAGGCGGCCCATGTGTTGCCGCGAAACTTCGCGTGGGCAATCTGCTCGTTGATCTCGAGACAACCCCCCGCGCCGTCCCACTCGTGCGTGATGCTATCGAACACGCACACATCGTATCCAGCTTGTGCAGCGGCAGACAGCGCCTCTATGCAGCGCTCAGGCGTGAATGGAGGCGCCACCTCCAAGGTGTCAAACTCAACGACATCGCTGTAGAGCGAAGCAGATCCCCGCTCTGTATCGATGACAGCAATCTTGCCGCCGACACCTTTGGCGATCAGGAGCGCGCCATAGGTCTTTCCCGAACCACTCGGGCCACTCAGCGCCAGCCGTAGCTTTGCGCGCTTGCGAACAGCCTTAGTAAATTGCATCACAGTTCCTCCAGTCTCTTCGCCTGCAGGTAAATCCCGTACTCGATGCCCGCGTTCCAACACTCGATGCACCAGCACCCCGCCTCGTGCGCCGGCCTGCGCGGCTCGACCGGTGGCACAGGCTCGCCCGCAATGCCCGCCGGCAGGGGAGCGCTCAAGTCAACAGCGCTTTGGTGTCGGTAGTGACCTTTGCTCATGGCAGCACCTTCCGACAGCGCCTGCAGGAGCAGTAGTGTTTGCGCAGGTCCAACTTGAGATGTTTGATCAGCTCCAGGCGCACGAGTGCGTTGTGCAGGCTCATGGCTTCTTCCCAAACAACTTGTCGAGTGCGAAGTTGAGCGCCTTCATCTGGGCTTCCTCGGCCCGCCAGTACGCCCGCCGCTCGTCATACCAGGCCGGCCACCATTCCCAGCCCGGAAGTTGAGGTTTGGCGCGGGGCGGTTCGTCACCGCGCTCACCCTCGGCCCCGAAGTCGATTTCCTGCTCGTCACTCATGATTGGATGTCCTCCATGGCCATGCGATACCGACAAAACCGCTGATGCGCTTCCAAATCCACTTCCGCCGTCTTCACCACGCACGAGCAACCCAACTTCGCCAGTGCTTTCACGACCAGCCGGTAGCGGCGGGTGTCGTCCGTGAGGATGGCGTCGATCAGCGTGATGGCGCCTTTGCGGTCGATCTGGGCGCTCAAAACGGCACATCCTCTAGAACAGCTACGTCAGTGCTGTCAGCTTCGATCTCGGGCAAGTCGCCGCATTGAGTCTCGTAGATGGGAACTTCCTTCATCTCGGTCCCAATCTGCACGCGACGGCACAGCGTGCTGGTGAAGTACATGAATATTTGCGCGTGGTCCGTGCGATCCCAGAAGGCGTAAACCTGCGTGTCACCTTTCTTGGGACGATGAGAAGTGTTGTAGCCGCTACGACGCAGCAGGCCCCACACCTGTTTGAGCTTTTCGCCATCGCCCGCGAACTGGAGCGTGATGTATTCGTTGTCGAGATCGAAGCTGCACTCGATGTCGATCTGTTCGAAACCGCGAAACAACTCTGGCAACGCGGTGACAGTCTTCTTGAACGCCTTAAAATGCTTGCCCGCTTTCTGCGCCCGGGTCGAGAGCCGCAGCAGTGTCTGAGCCGGCAAGTACTCCAGAATCTCGGGCTCGATGATGTTGACTTCACTGTTCACGCTTGTTCTCCCCATACTCGCTTGGCATAGTGGCGCAGCGAGTCATAGACATGTGGCTCGATGGCGATCAGTGCAGGGGTGTCGTGGGCGCCCAGATGCAGCCAGATGTGATATCCATCAAAGGATGCATACACCCCGTCACCCAAGTAGGTTGGTTCAACAGGGGGCTTCGTACTGACATCAACGGGCTCGTTCATGTTGACTTCACCTGACTCGCCAACCAGCGATGCGCGGCATCTGCATCCCTACGCACTTGTTCGAGCAGCCACGGATGGATGGGCTCGGTCGTGGAGGCGGCATAGGCCTTGGCGCGGGCGGCGAGATCGTTCTGCGGGGACTTCACGTGCTCTCCTCGAGTGGAGAGCTGCCGCCGCGCATCGCCCCGCCGTCCTGACGTGGATGGGTGTGGGTGGTTCACGGGGCAGCTCATGGGGAGAGAAAGTACAGCAAGCTATACAGACAGTCAAGCATGCTGTACTCGAAAAGCGCGACGATGCGCCGCAGGACGTAAGTCCTAGGTCAATGAGCGCAAGGGATTAGAAGAACAGGGGCCTAAAATGAGGCAGAGACTGGAGACGTTTAGCGTGGAAAACGTGACCTGGGTCAGGTTCCCGTATCGCCACGAGCTCGAAGGGTCTTCTTGGAACCGGCGCCGGGGCCTCGGCTTTCGCCCCAGACCAGGTAGTGGAGGTCTGTATTCAAGACCTCGAGCACGCGGGCGACCGTAGGAAGCTTCAAGTTCTTCGAGCTTCCGTCTTCCCATTGCGATACGGCGCTTTTCGTCACGCCGACGAGCTTTGCGAATTCGGGTTGCGTCAAGCCGCGGGCTATTCGTAGTCGTCGGATTCTATCGCCCATGGTTTCCATGCATCCAGCATAAGAAACCTCGGGAACAGCATCCTTGACCTCAAGGTTTAACATGCTGTACTTTGCTGGACATGTACAAGGCCGTCGTTCTCGCGCATTTCAATGACTCACAGACAGCCGTCGCGAACGCGATTGGCCTGACCAAGAGCGCCGTCAATCAATGGCCTGACGTCGTGCCGCTCAAAAGCGCAATCAAGCTTCAAGCAGCTACCCATGGGGCTCTAGCGCTGGACATGGCGGTCTACGAGCTTCCTGCATTACCGAGTCGACCCGCGTCTCGTCGGGCGGCTGTGTAGTTCTTCTGGTGGTGACTATGTCATGGCGCAGCGGTCTGTGCGGCGCGATGCAACTTATGTTGGCTCATGGGCCAATTGACCGCTCACTCAGGAGCGGCTCTTGAGCGGCTGGATCAAAGTCGAGAAGGATCTGGTAAACGACCCACGGGTGCTCCGTATGGCGTCACGCTTGCGTCACGCTGACGTCACGCTCGGGTCACGCAGCCGTCTCGTAGTAGTCGGTGCACTCGTCACGCTGTGGTGGTACGCAGACACGCACATCCGCGATGACGACACGCTTCCCGTGGGTGCTGATCAGATAAATGAGCTCGTCGGGATCGACGGTTTCTGCGATCTCATGCCATCGGAGTGGTTTGAGGTCCTCGACGCGAATAGCGTGAAACTGGTTGATTACACGGCTCATAACGGTACCACGGCGAAGAAAAGGGCCCTCGGCCAGCGACGCAAGGAACGGTCCCGCAGTCGTCACGCTGACGTCACGCTCGGGTCACGCTCGCGTCGCTCCAACAGCGTGACCAGACCTAGACCTAGATTAGACCAAGAGAAGAAAGAAGAGGGGGAGTGCGCGATTGCGGGACTCGATCTCGAAGCTTGGAGCCGATTCGAGACCTACCGTCGAGAGATCCGCAAACCCATCAAGCCCGCATCCGTCCTCGCGTCTCAGAAAAAACTGGCGGCCTTTGGGGCTGCTCAGCCGGCCGTTGTTGAGCAATCCATCGCGAACGGATGGCAGGGGCTATTCGAGCTCAAACCTCCAAACGGCACCGCGCCGAAAGAGAAATCCGAATGGATGTAGAAACCTTCCTGTCACGCCTGGATGGAGTGCGCGGCCGGAACGGTTCTTGGGTCGCGCGTTGCCCCGCGCATGCGGACAAATCCCCGTCGCTGTCGGTCAAGGGCCTGCCTGACGGTCGTATCCTGATGCACTGCTTTGGCGGGTGTGGGACGGATGCCGTCTTGGAGGCGTTGGGTCTGGCAATGACCGATCTATTCCCCGAGCGGTTGGGGGATTTTGCCCCCGTGAGGGGTTTGTTTTCGGCGTCCGATGCACTGCGATGCTTATCGTTCGAGTCCAGCATTGCGGCCCTTGCCGCCTGTGACATCGCAGAAGGCAGGCCGGTGAATGTCAGCCGGGTCTGCATCGCGGTAGGCCGGATCGCCGAAGCGCTGGAGTTTGTCCATGGCCGGTAATCCCACAGACGACTCGATTGCACGAATCGACATCGCTCGTGCGCGGCGGATCGGGCAGATGTTGGCGCCCGCGGAAGCACCGGAGTTTGACGAGGATCCGGACGAGCTCTTGGACATGGGGCGCTTGGATGGCAAATCACTTCTCGAGCAGTACGAGGAGGAAATGGCCTGCTTCGCCACGACGCCGTTTGACCGATATGGGGAGCGACTGCGGCTATATCCGTGCGGAGTTACGATCTGGTCAGGTTTCCCAGGCGCTGGCAAGACAACGCTGTTGAGGCAGTTGGCCTGTCATCTGCTGCAGCGGGAACAGGGCGTATTCTTCGCCAGTCTCGAGGAGCATCCGAAGCATCTGCTCGTGCGACTCGCGGCGACCGCTGCCGGTACTGAAACCCCAAATGCGCATCAGGTGCAATGGTTCATCGATGCGTATGGGGAACGATTGCGGATCTGGGCCAAGGTTGGTATGGCCAAGCATCGGAGCATTTTGGCGGTGGTGCGCAAACTCGCGGTCTCAGGCACCTCTCACGCAATCATCGATTCGCTGATGAAGTTGGATATCTCGAGTCAGGACTTCGAGGGGCAGCGCATTTTCGCGAATCTATTGGCCGCCACCGCTGCGCAAACCAGAATCCACGTTCACCTCGTGGCCCATCCGAAAAAGCCACCACTGGCAGATCAGGATCCAGACATCAACGATGTTGGAGGCGCGAAGGAGATTGGTGGAATAGCTGACAATGTTGTATTTGTCAGACGTAGTCGCAAGGAGGGCGAGAATCCGTTAGCTACTCAGACGGGCATGTGCATCACGATCCGCAAGCAGCGTCATGGGAATGGATCGATGGGCGATATCAAAGGTTGGTTCCATCGGGACAAGCGTCAATTCAACTTGGATCAATTCGCGCAGCCCATTCGCTATCTTCCGGATGATGCCTACACGTGAAAGCGAAACGTCGTGATATCGTTGAACCGGAGTTGGTGAAGTTAGCACGCACTCTCGGTGCGTGGCTGATCAAACTCGACGAGCCGTGTGATTGGTTGCTCTGGTATCGCGGTCAATGGGACCCGATCGAGGTGAAGGATCCAAGCTGCGAAGGACACACGGACGAATTCACGCCCGCCCAGCGTGCGTTTCGTGCCGAAGCATTTCGCCGCGGAGCCAAGCTCATCATCTGGCGGACGCGCGAAGACGTGCTCAAAACACTCAACGCTCGAGTTGCCGCATGATGCCGCGCAAGCTCACCGAGGAAATGCTGGCGCGCCAATTGCGGCTGGATTTCGCGGCCGTGGAACATCGGCCGATGCTGGCTCGAAAAGCGGCCAATAACCCTGTCTTTTCAGAAGTTTTGCGTCGCGTCCGCCAGGTCCGTGGAACACTCGATCTCGAGTATCTCACAGACCACGTTCAGGACCTCGATCGCCAGCGATTGCTGGAGCCGACGTCGCTCCCGAAGGAACTGCGCGGGTATAAGCGCCGACCCCGACCGAAGACCGCCATCATTGCGCTGGCTGCCAAAGCTGCGTACGAGCGTCGCATCCATACGGCCGAAGTGGTGCGCAACTTTCTGGGCCAGCATGCCGCGAAACTGCGCCGGCTCGCCGATCGGTTGCGCGCCACGTGATGCCGCGCAAATCCACCGAAGCGGTTCTCACGCGCATCCGTGAGGTGGAGATGGCTCGCCGTGCCATTCCAACACGCGCTCAACTGGCCAAAGAGCTCGGACTCAGCGAGAGCATGGTGAACAAGATTGCCTCCAAAATGACAGTTGGTGTCAATGATTTAATTATGGCCAAGCCGTAATCTGGTAAACCACATGCGCACCTTCCTCGCCATTTTTTTATTCCTGCTGCCCGTCGCAGCGCATGCCGCCGTCAACCTGCAGACCTGCATTGGAACTCCTGCGACGACAGGGGGCTTGGTCGGATGTCCCCTGCCTAGCGTTGTGTTCGCCCCGGTCTCCCCGACCACCCTGGTGCGCAGCCAAGTGGCCGGCGTGCAGGGTTGGAGACCGTTCAGCGCATTGAAGCCTGCCGACTCGGTGGTCAGTTCCGATGGCGCCTGGCACGTTCTGAGCACCGTCACGCCGTCTTTGGCCTCACCCCTTACCCAACCCAGCCCCCCGGGGGTCACGCCGCCCACAACGCCTCCCTGCGCTCCTACGCCGGATGTGTACGTGCCGATGAACTGGACCTGCTCTGTCACCGCCGGGGTCGCGACCTGCACGGCCCCCGTGAAGCCATGACGCGCAAGAGCTGGCGCTGCGTGAAGGTCAAGGCCGGCCCGCTGTTCCAGTTCGGCACCAATCGCGCCTATGGCCTGACCCCTGAGCAGCTGGCCGAGTGGGACCAGTGGTTAATCGACCGCCGTCCCCGCGTGCGGATTTACCTGTAGTGCACATCTCCGCCGATATCACCATTCACGTCCATGGCGATCAAACGCCCCAGATTCTTGCCGCCATTCAACACCTGAAGGACACTCTCATGGCCTCGAATTCAGACTTACTCGCCGCTCTCAACACCGTCAACGACAACGTCACCGCCATCGGTACGGAAGTGGATGGGATCGGCACCGAAGTGGACAAGATCGGGACTGAAACCCAGACGCTCATTCAGCAGGTGGCCACCCTCACCGCCGCCTTGCAGAACGGCACCACCACCCCTGAAGTGGACGCTGCCCTGGCCGCTGTCCAGGCAACGGTGACCTCGGTCGCGGGGCGCGTGCAGACCGTCACGACTCGCGTGCAGAACGTTGACAACCTCGTTCCTGATGCGCCGGTCACCCCATGAAGGCACAAACCGCGAGTGAATTCCTGGCCGGCGTTCACTCGGTCGCTCCCACCGTCACCCAAGGGGTTTCAATAGCCCCCGCAGGTCCGCAACTCACGGATGCGTTGAAGACCGGCGAAGGGCGTCTGCTCACCGCGATCGCTACGGTGAACGGTCACGGTCATCCGTTGCAGTACGCGAGTGATGTGCTGGCCGCGCTGAAGAAGCTCACGCCGGCCTAATGACGCTCGATCGTCACGATGATGTGATTGGCATCCGAGCGCATCTCGGACAGAACCAGCCACGTGCAGATACCCATGCCGATCAGGAGCAGGGCCGTGCACAAGAGCAGGGTTCGAGCCCACGTCATTCAGTGGCTGACGCTGTAGCCCTTGGCGTTCATGCAGGCATCGAATGCGGTGCGCTGCGTGGCTCGATCCGAAGCGACCGCTGCCGGGTAGCCCACCAGGGTGGCACCCAGCGCAAATTCCTTGGCCTGCTGTCCCGTCGCATTCGCGGCCGTCACCGCCTGATCCTTGCACGTGAGGATGTCCAGGGCTTGCTGGTCGGCGGTTCGAGCGCTTTGCGCATGCACGGTCCCCAGCTGGAACGTCGTACACCCCGAGAGCAGCACTGAGACGCAAATGATGGATTTGATCATGCCCGCTTATACCCAAAACAAGCTTGACCATGAGTGACGCCCGTCGCAAAGCCCGCCAACTGAAGATCGTCGCCGCCGGGATGCGCATCGCCGAACGCTTAGGACATCAGGATCCCGGTGAGGCGGTGAGTGAAATCCGCATTGCAGCCCTGGCCGCAGTGGCCGAATCCCGCGCCGTGTGGGCGTTTCTCAAAGACACAGGCTTCGCCACCGAAACGCAGTACCAGGACTACCTGGACAAAGGCTACGACTCCGTGACTGCGCAAGTTGAGGGGAAAGCCGCGGAGATCCTGGTCCATGGCTGACAAACTCACGAGCGCTCAGGAGAACCTGATGCGCCTGATCAACGACAAGGGCATCGCCCAGATGGTGGGCTCCACGTTGGCTGAGATTGCCGTCGAGCTCATGGACGCCAAACAGGAAGCCGCTCACTGGAAGCAATCCTTCGAGACCGTCAAGGATGAGATCAAGGTGCTCGCCGGCGTCGCACTGCGACAGCAGCACACGCACCGCCTCGTGATCACGAAAGCCGAGCTGCAGAACATGCCTGCGAACACGGAACTGCATGTGGCTACGCCTGAGCCTGGGGTGCGCGTATACGAACTACGCCAGCGGATCCCGAGCGCGGTGAGCCCTCTCCACGGGCCTAATTGAACGATCGCTCAATGCGATGAACTGCCATGGCAAAAGGTAAGAAAACAGGTGGCGGATCGCGTAAAGGTTCACCGAACAAGGTCACCACCGAGGTACGTGAAGCCATCCAGCAGGCCTTCACGGATCTGGGCGGCGCGAAGTATCTGGTGCAGGTGGGTACGGACAACCCGTCCGCCTTCTGCAAGCTGCTGGGCATGACGCTGCCCAAAGACGTCAAGCTCGATGTGGGTGAGACCCTCGAACAACTGCTGCTGCGAGCGATGAAGTGAGCCAACTCGCCGTCGATAAGCTCCGCACCTACCGCGAACACCCGGTCGTGATGGTGCGTGAGCTGTTCGCCATCGAGCCGGATGAGTGGCAGATCCAGGTCCTCGAGGAGTTCCCGCACAATCCCCGACAAGCCATGGCCTGCTGTAAGGGGCCCGGTAAGACCGCGGTGCTTGCCTGGCTGGGCTGGAACTTCCTGCTCACCCGCCTGCATCCCAAGATTGGTGCGGTCTCCATCACCGGTTCCAACCTCGACGACAACCTGTGGCCTGAGATGGCGAAGTGGATGAAGAAATCCCCGCTCCTCAGCCAGCAGTTTGAGTGGACGAGCGAATCGATCTTCCTCAAGGCGCATCCGGAAACCTGGTTCATGACCCGCAAGGCCTGGAAGCCCAGCGCCAACGAGGATGAGCTCGGCCAGACGCTCGCAGGCCTGTGGGCCGACTACGTGCTCTTCCTGATCGATGAGGCTGGCGGTATCCCGATCGCCATCCTGCGCACCGCAGAAGCCGCCCTGCAGCGCGAAGGCACCGAAGGCCACATCGTGATGGCCGGCAACACCACGAGCACCACCGGCTGTCTGTACGAGGCGATCGTCACGAGACGCCACCTGTGGCAGTCCTATGAGGTCACGGCCGACCCGGACGACCCGAAGCGCACACCGCGCATCTCCATTGAGTACGCCCGCCAGCAGATCACGGAATACGGCCGGGATAATCCCTGGGTGATGATCAACATCCTGGCGAAGTTCCCCAGCCAGGGCGTCAACCACCTGATCAGCGCGGATGAAGTGCGCGGCTGCATCGGACGCCATCTGCACCCGAACGCCTATGAGTGGGCGCCGAAGATATTGGGCGGCGATGTGGCTGATTTCGGCGACGATCGCACCGTATTATTCCCCCGCCAAGGACCTGTGTACTTCGCCCCGCTGATCCTCAGGAAGATGGATCCGGTGCAAATAGCGGGGCACTGGATGGAGAAAGCATCCGGGTGGAATGCAGACTCAATTCAGGTGGATGCCACGGGCGGCTATGGCACCGGTCCCATCGCGATCATGCGCGACCAGGGCTACAGCGTGCTGCCGATCCAGTTCAGTGAGACGGCGCTCAATCCGAAGTTCTTCAACAAGAGAGCTGAGATCTGGTGGAACGCCTGCGAGCACATCAAGCAGGGCGCCTCCCTGCCTCAAGGCTGTGACGAGCTCGTCGCTGAACTCGCCAGCGCCACGTACAGCTACAAGGGCGACCGGATCATCATCGAGGATAAGAAGCTCATGAAAGCCCGTCTGGGCCGCAGTCCGGATCTCGCAGATGCGCTGTGCTGCACCCATGCGTATCCGGTGAATACCACTCGCGGCACGCGCGAGGCGCTGTTCCCGTTCGACCTGGAGCGTGTGGTGAGCCGCAGCAAATGTGACTACGACCCATTGACCCGAGATTGATTTATGCGCCATTTATGCGAGGTTAATGCACCGTTTATGCAAAAAGTGTCCGAAAACGCCGAGCTGATACTTTCGATTCACGCATAGGACGCATAGAAGCAATGGCTCTCTTCGGCATCACCACCACGAAACCCAAAGAAGGCCCGCTGGTCGCCTTCGCCAAGAAGCTGCGCACGCTCGCACCCAAGCTCATCAAACCCGACTCCTCACGCGCTGACCGGCTCTACGGCAGCAAAGGCAAGCAGTCATGACATCCATTCGCGGCACTCCCTACATCAAGCTCGGGGGCCAGTCCGGCCAGTCCGCCGCCAAGCCCGCAGGCTACACCGGCACGCAAGGCCCGCAGTACGGCCGGGACATCATCGACACCCGCGGACAGGGTGGCACGCCGTATCAAAGTACGAATGGCAATCCGGCTGATGCGCGCCGGGTGGTCTCGGCTGATCTGTACGGCAAGGTGATGAGTGGTTCTCAGGGCAATGCCAACGATCCGAGCAATACCGGCAGTGGGGTGCTGCTGGACTCAGTCTCCAGTGACTACGAAGACCCCACGATCCAGCCCTCCATGGACTCACCGGTGCCGGGCAATGCCCCGATGTATCAGACGAGCGATATCACGAGTGTGAACCAGGCGCGTCTGGGCTCGAACATGTCCCCTGCGCATGCGAAGGATGATCTGCTGGCCCTCGGGGGTGTGATGAGCCGTGGCATGGAAGGCATCGACAAATCCACGGACACAGAGGACAAGCTCACGCGTGATGACACCTTGCCAGGCGTGGCACCGCGGCGGTGACGCAGTTCGCACGCGAGAGCGTGGAACAGGTGGTGGAGGAGATACAGCCGCTGCTCACAGAGCATTGGGCTGAGATTGCGCAGTATCCGGACATCGCGCTGAACCCGGACTTCGCCTACTACCGTGCGGCCGAAGCCGCCGGCCAGCTGCGCATCTACACCGCGCGCCATTCCAGTCATGCGCTGATCGGCTACGCGATCTACCTCTTGGCACCGGCGCTGCATTACCAGCAGAGTCTGCAAGCCAAGCAGGATGTGTTGTACATCAGTGAGCCGCATCGGTTGGGACGGGTGGGTTGGCGGCTGATTCAGTTTGCTGACGAACAGCTGAAAGCCACAGGCGTGCAGCTGGTGTATCAGCACCAGAAGGTGGCTCATCCCGCATTGGGCCGTGTGCTCGAGCGGCTGGGCTATGTGCAGTCGGATGTCCTGTGGGCTAGGAGATTGGACTGATGGGCGTCTCACTGGCAGCTGCGGCTACTTACGTGGGGAGCTTTTTCACGGCTGCAGGCACGACGGCCGCTGCTTCTACAGCCGCGACGACGGCGGCCACGGCTGCAACCACGGCGACGGCCGCGACCGCCGCGGGAACGGCAGCAGCTGCCGGTGGGGCTGCTGTAGCCGGGGAAGCCGCCCTGGATACCGTCGTGATCGGGGCGGCCGCAGGCGGCGCGGGTGCAGGGGCTGCGGGCACGGCTGCGGCACTGGGGGGGGCTGCCGCGGCGGGAGCCGGAACGGCGGCAGCCACCGCAAGTGGTGGCACGGGCACACAAGCCGGAGCCGCCAAGCACAGCATTGCCACTACGATCTCGGAGGCCTCGGCTGTGGCGTCCGGCGCTTCCGCGTTGTATTCGCTCGCCGCCGGTCCGGGTCGCTTGAATGTGCCGCCAGCACCGGGAGGATCCCAGGTTGATCAAACCGCCCTTGCAGCCGACCAGGCCCAGAAGCAGCGCGAGATGGCCGCGGGCGGATTGCAGGGCACGACGGGTACGGCCGGGGGCAATCAGGGTGCGGTGTTGAATCCCGGCACATTGGCGAAAGCGAGTTTGCTCGGTGGGTGAAATCACTGAGTTGAATCAGTTCCGTCCGAAGCGTCCCGAGATGATCTGGGAGTGCCAGTGTGGCGGCCAGCACTTCTACCTGAACAACGATGGCACGATCGAGTGCCGAAGCTGCAAGCTGATCAACGAGCACATTGAGTGGGTGTTTCGTGATGGGCAGGGTCCGAAGTGAGCGACATTGATTTAAACAGCCCTTCCAGTGGCGAGCTGATCGACTCCGCTCCCGCGGTCCGTGACGGTAGCAAGGGCGCTCGCAATGCCCGTCGAGTGCAGGGGGATAACTACGGGGGCAAGAAGAACGGCAAACAGGTTGGCGCCGGACTCACCACCCCGATCGAACAGCCACCCAAGACGCGCTACGAGGTCAGACGCAACTATCTGAACCTGGACAGGGAGACCTGGCGCAGTCACTGGCTGGATGTGAAAAACCTGTTCCTACCCTATCGCACGCGCTGGCTGGATGATGGCGGAGTGCCGAACCGCGGCCAGAAGAAGATGCAGTACATCGTGGACAACTGTCCGATGTTGGCACTGCGCACCATGTCCGCAGGCTTGATGGCCGGCATGACATCACCCTCACGGCCGTGGTTTCGCCTGAAGCCCGATGATGATGACATCTATGCGAAGCCGGGAGTCGCGGAGTGGTGTGAGAAGGCCACGGATGCCGTGCACAAGATCCTGGCGAAATCCAACTTCTATCGCGCGATGCCCACGTTCTACAGTGAGATCGGCGCTTTTGGGACAGCAGCACTCGGTATCTACGAGGTGCCACACGATCCGTCCAAGCGACACCAGTCGGTCATCAACTGCATTGCCTACACGGCCGGTGAGTACTGGTGCGCGCAGAACGATGAAGGCGTGGTGGATACGTTCTATCGCAAGTACAAATGGACCGTGCGACAGATCGTGGACAAGTTCGTGGACGATCCAGCGAACCCGGATGATCCGGGCTGGGACAACATCCAACCCTCCACGAAGTCTCTGTGGCGTGCCCGCAAGTGGGATACGTGGATCGATATCGTGCACGTGATGGAGCCGAACGATGCCTGGGAAGCAGGCGCTCTGGGTACGAAGGGAATGCCCACGCGTAGCGTGTACTACGAGATGGGCGGCTCACCCAACCTGCTGCTGGGCGTAAAGGGCTTCCCGAACAAACCCGTCAAGGTCGCGCGTTGGGATACCAACTCGGATTCCGTCTACGGGCACAGTCCGGCGATGTATTGCTTAGGCGATGCCAAGCAGTTGATGGTCCAGCAGAAGCGAAAGATGCAGGGTATCGACAAGCAGATGGACCCGCCGCTCATTGGCGACTCGGCCATCAAGCGCAGCACGGTCAGTCAGCTTCCGGGTGACATCACGTGGCTCGAGACCACCAGTGCCACGACGTTCGGCCTGAAGCCGTTGTACGAGGTGAAGCCGGACCTGCAGTACATGATCGCGGATCTGGAGGAGACCCGTAAACGCATCCGGGCCGGTATGTACGAGGATGTCTTCCAGATGATGCGCAGTCTGGACGACACGCTCAAAGCCGGCATTACCGCGACCGAGATCAACGCCCGCAAGCAGGAACAGCTGCTGGAGCTCGGCCCGCTCTTGGATCGGCTCACGGGAGAGGTGTTTGAGCCTGCGATCGAGGACACGTTTGACCTTGCGGTGAAGCGCAGCAAGCTTTCCTGGCAGTACGAGATGAACAACATCTCACCGCCGCCGGGACTGGAGAAGTTCCTCCCGCCGCCGCCGAAAGCGCTGCAGGGGGTGAAGCTCAAGATCGACTACATCTCGATTCTCGCTCAAGCCGTGCGTGTCGCCGAAGTTCAGGGCATCAACCAGGTCACGCAGTACGTGCTGCAGCTGGTAGAGGCGAAGCCGGATGTACTGGATAAGATCAACTTCGACAAGGCGGTGGAGATCCTGTCTGAGCGTACCGGTGTGCCGCCGGAGATGATTGTCAGTGACGAGGTCGTGAAACAGATTCGCCAGCAGCGTCAGCAGGCTCAACAGCAGGCACAGCAGCAGCAGGCATCGAATGAGAAGATGATGGCTGCGAGTCAGGCGGCGAAGAATCTGGGTCAAGCCCCCGTGGGCGGAAGTAATGCGCTCGATCAGTTGCTGAACGGGCAGGGCGGTGGCAACGCGCAGGAAGCTGCGTGATCGAAGAAGAGAATCCCGACGCGCTCGATCTGGAGGCTGCACAAAGTCAGGTCCAGAAGACGCGCCTCCTCGAGGAGATGGACCGGGACGGCGAGATCGCACAGCTGAATGCGCTGCTGCAGGATGAGCCGATGCGCGACTTCCTGTGGCGCGTGTTGGGTCACTGTCACATCTTCCAGTCCACGTATCAGAAGAACTTCGGGGATATGGCGCTGCTCGAGGGCAAGCGCCA